GGGCGGAAAAAAGCGGAATTCCTAGGCGTGCCGCAGGTGCTGGTGTTGGATAAAAACAAGGTGACCGAGATCCGCAAGATAAAAGAAGACCGCGCGGCGCAGGCGGCGCAGGCCAGCGGCAAACCGGCGGGGCAGTCGGGCGGCGGGATGGCGGGCATGGGTGACATGTCGGCGGCGATGGGGGCTTGATGTACCAGTACCCGAACATACCCACCGATGTGAACAATCAGAAGCTGGCCGGCGCAGCTGTGTTTAATCCGAAAAGTGGGTTATGGGAACCGGCGCCATACGACCCGCTGGTGCATTACAAAAGGGCCAACGGCGATTCGTCCGGAGACCCGGCATATCACGGTTTCACCGCTGCCGATGGCTCGTGGTTTATTATGAAAATGAACCTGGTTGATGAAAACGAACGATTTGCCAGGGGAATGGCGGACTTCCCGACGGCATGGGCCAATCGGGCCAGCCTTGGTTATAACTATTTTCACGTGGTGTTTTGATGGAAGAAAGCCGAATTATCAAAGTTGATATTCGCCAGGGGGATATCGAACATACCGTGTCACTAGCCGATTTTGTTGAAAAGCTGGTGGCCGAACTGCGGCCAGTAACGTTTCGTTCACGAGTGTTTAGTACAAAAGGGGTGCCTGACCCGCAGGAAATGGAGCGGGAGCAGCGCAGCGCGATTGATCGGGTTATTCAGAGGATTCGAGATGATAAGGATGCTAGGCACGTAGAGTAAACGGGGAGGCAATATAATGCAACTATCTATAGCAGTGCGCAACGCACGACTTGATGCAGTTGAAACAACTATCGGAGCAAATGCCATACTTGAAATCAGAACCGGTGCAGCCCCGGCGAACTGTGCGGCAGCTAATTCAGGGACCGTGCTTGTAACAATAACGCTTCCGGCTGATTGGATGGCGGCAGCAGATAACGGGTCGAAGGCAAAATCGGGCACATGGAGCGATGCCAGCGCTGACGCCACCGGGACTGCGGCACATTATCGCATATTTGCTTCGGATGGTACTACCTGTCACAAGCAGGGGACAGTAACCGTCACCGGCGGCGGTGGTGATTTGACTCTTGATAATACGTCTATTGCTGCGGGGCAAGCCGTGACAATCACAGGATTTGCCTGGACAGACGGCAACGCATAGGAGAAACGTCTATGAAGCGATATTATCTTGCAGAAATAGAAGAGTATGAATGGGAGCCTGGAGCAATTGGCTATAGGTGTCGTGCTTCCGCGTATCCTGGGTTACTGTTTGATGGTGGTGAGATACTTACAGACCCTGTGACAGGTAAGCCGACTAATCGCTTTGCTCTTGTGTTGGTTAAGGCGAAAGATCATGCGTTGTTAATCAATGATCCAAAGATGAACCCTTTACCCATGGTTGATCTAGACGTGAAGATGTCTAGTGTCCACACACCAACTAAGAACGCTTTGATTGCAACCCTTAAAAGACTCGGATTAGCTACGGAATTTATCAGCAATACTGATGGGTACAGGGAAGTGATTAGGGCGTTAGGGCGTGTCAATAATCCTGATTTTGATGAAAACAAATTTGATGTAAACGAGTAAGCCTATGGCGTTTGTTTACGATACTTTTACAGATATAGACAGTACGGCGCTGGAAGACCATATCGGAGAGACTGGTGCAGTATGGTCAAAGCATGGAAGCTATGGCACCGGAGTATCTTTAATAACGGCACAACGGTGCCGCGTTTCTAGTGCAGCATCCTGCTTTTATGCTGCAGGCTCCCCTGCTTCACCAGACTATACTGTTGAGACACCAGTGTATGTGGCTAGTAATTCAACCAATGCCGCAAATGGGGTGGCGGCTCGTATTAATACCACCGCAAATACTATGTATTTTGCAAGGTATATATACACATCCGGGTGGCAATTATTTAAGATAGTAAACGGTTCAGCAACACAACTAGGTTCTTCTGTATCGCAAACACTTACAGTCGGAAGCACTTATGTTCTCAAGTTAAGTCTTATTGGTACAGCTATTGTTGTAAGCGTAGACGATGTACAAGTTATTAGCGTAACTGATTCAGCCATAACGGATGCAGGGAAAATAGGATTTAGGGCCGTCGTTGGCTCAGCCACAACTGGGTATCACTTAGACAGCATAATCGGTGCTGATCCTTCTGCCGTTTCAGTGGATGGTGAGATGACGTTAACTCTTGAACCAATGGTCCAAGAGTTAACGGGTATAGTGTTAGTATCAGGGGTGTCTAACCAGCTGTTTGACAATATGCTGGTTGAATTTTATGGCAACGTGTTGATAGCCGGTATTCAAGATGTAGCATTTGCAGCCATGACGCAAGTAGCTACCGGCGGTAATATCGCTCCTTTGGATCGGACGAAATTGAAAACAATATTCAACCCATTTTCCCAAAAGTTTGATTACATTTACGTAAAATAGGTATTTTATGCCAGTCCCAAACGAAACCTACAACCGCATATTCCAGACAGACCCGGACGGCCAGACGATCCTTACTGAACTGGCCGGCCGTTACGTGCTCGCACCTTTGGTGGTGCCGGGCGATATACATGCAACGCTGGCCAACGCCGCCCGGCACGACCTGGTGCTGGAAATCATGGAGAAGGCCGGCCAATAACGGAGGAAAAACATGGACAACCGCACCACGTATAAAAAGGAATACGTCCCCGGGCAGGGACACGTCGTTACCACCGTTCCCCACGCCGGGACTATGCCCGGCCCTGTTCAGGTCGTGCCGGCAGTTCAGCAGGTAAATGGTTCTGTCAAACCGGAGCATTTCCCGACTGACGCCTTGATGCAGATTCTGGACGCGCAGGGACTGGCCTATATAAGCAAGGCCGAACTGCAGCAGCTGCGCGAGAAAGCGGCCATTGCCGACGGTGAAGCGTCCGACGAGGCAAGCGGCGACGGCATGACTACCGTCAGCATAGCCGGGCTCAGCATTGAGAAGGCAACCGAGATTATCATGCAGGTCGACAGCCTGGACGCGCTGACGCAGCTGATGAAGGACGAGGACCGCAGAGCGCTGTTAAAGGCTGGCGAAGCACGGGCCGAGCAGCTGAAAAGCCTGGAAGGGGGTAAGTGATTGATGAAATCGGATAACGCGCAAGCGCCCGACATGCGGTTTTTGATGATATGCGACCCGCTGGCCAGGGAAGGCGACGGCGATCAGGGCGGCGACGGTGGCGACCAGGGTAGCGATGGCGACCAGGGGCAAGGCGACGGCGGCAGCCTGCTGCAGAATCGCGGCGGCAATGCCGACGACCAGGGCGGGCAGAATAACGACGGCGACCAGGGTGGCGCGTTCGTTATTCCGGACAAGTTCCTGGTAAAAAACGCGGCCGGCGAGATCGATCACAAGGGCACCCTTGAAAAGCTGGGGCAGTCGTACACGCACCTGGAAAAACGGCTGGGAGCCGGCGAAGCGCCACCGGAAACGCCGGACAAGTACAAGCTGGACAAATACCTGCCGGACGGGTACGACGAAAAACCCGAAGCCATGAAGCCGATTATTGAGCGGTTTCACAAGGCAGGGCTGAACAACAAGCAGCTGCAGGAAGTTATGAACGTGTTTGGCGAGCAACTGGCCAACGGGCTGGCCCAGGAAAAGGCGGACATGACCGCCGCCATGGGCACCCTCAAGCAAGCATGGAAAGGCGCCGAGTACGACAAGAACATGGAACGCGCCAATGTGGCGTTGAATACGCTGGCCGCACCCGAAGAAGTGAAGGCGATCACCGGCGACCCGAAACTGATGAACAACCCGAACCTCATACGGCTGCTGGCCGCCATGGGGCGCGAACTGGAAGACGATCACAGCGCCCGGGACAGCATCGACGCGGCCGAAATCGACAGCCTGGACGAGCTGTACACGTCCGAAGCGTACACCAACGCCAAGCATAAGGATCATGACCGCGTAGTGACAAAGATGCAGGCCGCGTTTGCACGCGGCTACAAACCGCCGAAGTTGCGGAACTAGGAGCGGATAAGGCACGACCCCCGCACAATCGAAGACAGCAGTACAGGCCCGCCATGGCGGCGGACAACCTGGGAACCGGTAGCAGCAGTAACACACACCATACCCAAAAGGAGAACCGCCGCCATGAAACGACTCATCGTGTTTCTCACCATTGCGGACCTTGGCGCCCGCGACGACAGCACCATTCCCAACCACTTTGTAACCCAGTTCGACAGTGATGTGCAGCTGGTCATGCAGCAGACCAAAAGCCGCCTTGAAGACACCGTAACCCCTCACCCCGGCATCGTCGGCAGCAGCAAGGCCGTTGACCGCATGGGCGAAGTCGAGCCGGAAGAAATGACCGAACGGCACGGCGACACCCGCATTACCGAGGCTGACCACCAGCGGCGCTACATCGACCTGCGCGATTACAATGTGGCGCTCTTGCTCGACAAGGCCGACGAGTGGAAAATCCTGGCCGATCCGACCAACAAGTATACCCAGGGCAGCGTTGCCGGCATGAACCGCAAGAAAGACAAGGTCATCATTGCCGCGCTGTTCGGCAACGCCCGCAACGTGGCTAACGCCCTGGTAGCACTGCCGGCCGAACAGAAGGTGCTGGCCAATAACGAGCCGATCACCATGGCAAAGCTGCGCGCCGCCATTGAGATCCACAACGCCAACGAGATGGACAGCCCCGAAGAAGGGGGCGAGCGCACCTTCGTGTTCAACTCCACCGTGCTGACCACCCTCATGGCCGAACCGCAGATCACCAGCGCCGATTATAACACGCTGCAGGCGCTCATGGATTTTAAGGTCGATTTCTTTATGGGCATGAAATGGAAGCGCGTTGAATTCCTACCGAAGACCGCCGCCGGCGTCCGTTCCTGCGCCATTTACGGCAAGAGCTACATCGGCTTCGGCACCGGCGCCCAGGTTAAAAACCGCCTGTCGGAGCGCGCCGACAAGAACCACGCGAAACAGACCTACACCGAAATGTCCATCGGCGCCGTACGCATCGAGGACAAGGGCGTGGTTGAGATCCAGTGCCAGGAGTAACGGCCGGGACTCGGGATTCGTGAATCGGGATTCGGTAACCCCAAACCTTTAAAGGAGCATTTACCATGAAACGTTTATTTCTCACCATTGCCGACCTTGGCGCCCGCGCCGATGTGTACGGCACGCTGGCCACGGCCAACAACACCAACCCGCCGCAAAAGATTGACAGCCTGAACATGGGCACGAAAATCCGCTACCTGAACGAGGTCTACACCCAGGGCGCGGCAGACGGCAACGTGGGGGACGTTATTAACCTGCCGCCGCTGCCGGTGGGGGCCAAGGTTATCGGACACCTGTCTACCTGCACATTCAGCGCCGGCAATGCCAATGCCACTCTTGCCATTGGCAAGACCGGCGCGGCTACCGCGCTCAAGACGGCAACGGCCATAGCCGATGCGGGCACGTTCATCATGATCAACCCGGCAGCCGGCGTTGACGATGTGACCATCGGGGCCGACGAGCGGCTGATTGCCACCAACGCCACGGCAGCCATCAAGGCCGGCCAGGTGATCCGCTTCCGTATCGCCTACGTGGAACGGTCCTAAGTCGGGATTCGGGACTCGGGAACCGGGATTCGTAAAGGCTTTAACCCCGGCGGCATAAAACCGCCGGGTTATTTTGAGACAAGGAGCACACGCCATGAAATATGCACTTCGCTTTTCCGTGACGTTTTTGATGATCATCGCCCTGTTGTGGGCGCCGGCGCTGGTGCTGGCCGCCAGCGTTACCGCGCCGATCACCTACAATTACCCGGCCCAGGACTGTAGACCGCAAACGGTAACCGCTGTTGCGCTGGCTGCAAAAACCGGCGCCTATGACCTGACTACTACCGGCACGGCACGGTATCTGTTTTCCGTGTTGAACTCAAGCGATGCCGCCGCCAATGTCAACGTGACGTTTAATGACTACACATCGGCCGCTAGCCGGTTACGCATTTCAAACGGCACCTTCGTGCCGAACGGCAACACCATCAGGTTCCGCAACCAGTCAACCGCCGCCGGCATTCCCAACGTAGCCAAAACCCTGTATCTGCTTAAATGCCACTAACCGCCAGGGGGGAGTGATCCCCCCTGCAGTGAGGCCGTCATGTTCACCAAGCTGGAAATCGTCAACAATGCGTTTGTAGAGCTGGGAACAGCGCCCATAGACGACCTGGACGAAGGAACCGACCAGGCCAGGGCGGCGCGTGCCGTCTGGAAGCTGTCCCTGACTGCCACCCTGCGTGCGCACCCGTGGAATTTTGCGGTGAAGCGGGTCAAACTGTCGCCTACCACGACCGCGCCGGCGTTCGGGTTTACCTACGCCTACAACAAGCCGGCCGACTGCCTGCGCGTGCTTTCGGTGAACGTCCGCGATTATCACTTGGAAGGCAAGCAGATCGTCTGCAATGACGCTAGCCTGCAGCTGCGTTATATCGCCCTGGTAGAAGACCCGACGTTTTTCGACGCCTGTTTTGCGCAGACCCTGGCGGCCAACATTGCCAGCAAGCTGGCCTACCCATTGACGCAGAGCACCAGCCAGCAACAGGCCATGTGGCAGATGTTCGTCGATTTTCTGCGCCAGGCCAAAAGCATCGACGCCCAGGAAGAACCGACCGAAGACTTTTTTGAAGAAGGCAGCATGGTGTCCGCGAGGTACGTATGAAATTCCGCACCATGCAAAGCGTGCTCAATGCCGGGGAGCTGGCGCCGAAACTGCGCGGCCGGTCCGATATTCCCCGCTATCAGCACGGACTGGAAAAAGGCCGCAACGCCATCTGCATGGTAACCGGCGGCACGTTCCGGCGTGGCGGCACGCGCAAGGTAGCTATCGGCAGCGGCGACAACGTGCGCCTGATACCGTTCGTGTTGTCGCTGGCCGGCGTTCAGGTGGGGTACATGCTGGAATTCGGCAACCTACTGGTGCGCTTCTGTGTCAACAATGTTCAGGTTATGAACGGTGCAAACCCGGTGCAGGTGGCGACCCCCTACACGGCCGCCCAGCTCGCCGAACTGTCCTATGAACAGTACGACAACATGCTGTTTTTGTACCACGGCAGCCACCAGCCGCGCCGGCTGACCCGCACCAATGACCAGGCCTGGACCCTGGAAGAAGTACCATTCGCGGCGTACCCGTACATGCGGCCGCCCAATACCGCCGGCATCGAGATAACACCGTCGGCCACCACCGGCGACATTACCCTGACCGCCAGCGCCGCGTATTTCGTCGCCGCGCATGTCGGGCTGACGTTACAGGTTAACGGCGGCCTGGTGGAGATAACTGCAGTCACCGACGCCACGCACGCTGCCGGCACCGTTACCAGGGGCATCGTACCGGTAGACGGCATCAACACCATTGCCAACGCCATCACCGTCACGTACACGCCGGCCGATCCGCCGGGCACCGATCCGGTAACGTTCGGCATTGCCACCCTGGCAAACTTCACAGCCAGCACCATGACCGTCACGCCCGACGACCCGCTGCCGGCCGGCATGGAGGTTACTGTTGCCACCACCGTCAACAAGCTGACCGGCACCGAACCGGACGCGGCCTGGAAAGAGATAGCCTGGTCCGATTATCGCGGCTGGCCGCGCACCGGCACGTTCCATGAGCAGCGCATGGTGCTGGCCGGCAGCGCCACCTATCCGGTCACCGTGTGGGGCAGCAAAACGGCCGAGATTTACGACTTCACCGGCGGCACTACCGACAACGACGCGTACACCTTCACGCCGGCCGTGGCCACCACGCCGATTACCCAGATAGTCGCCACCGACGACATGCTGGTGCCGATGACATTCAATCGCATCATCACCATAAGCGGCGGCACCGACAAGTCGATAACGCCAACCACGCCCAAGATCAAGCGCCGCACGAACCACGGCTGTGCCGCCGGCGTGCGTCCTGTGGAGATTGCCGGGGAAATATTTTTCACGCCGCCGTCGTGCCGCAAGCTGCGCGCCTGGTCATACCGTGCCGACGTTGACCGCTTCGTAGCGCCTGACCTGGCCGTGTTGGCCGATCATCTGCTGTTGGGTGGCGACGGTGTTAAAGAAATGGCGTATGCGGAAGAACCGGAACCGGTGTTGTGGACCGTGACGCGGGGCGGCCACCTGTTGACGCTGACCTACGACAGCGACCAGGACGTAAAGGGGTTTAGCCGGCAGTCCACCGACGATGCAGCCACTGTATATCTGAGCGTCGCCAAGATGCCCGACGCCCAGGGAGTGGACCAGGTATGGCAGGCAGCCAAGCGCAAGATAGCCGGCGCCTGGCAGACCTTTATCGAGTATTACGATTTTACCCTGGCGGCAGACGACACCATACTGCGGCAAACCGATTGCCACACGGTGGGTACCGATGCCGCCGGCAAAACCGAATGGACCGTTGATTATCCAGACGGAACTATCGTTGATATCGTGGCCGACGGCTATGTGTCGCCGCCGCAGGTGGTGGCCGGCGGCAAAGTTACCCTGTGTTACCCGGCCCATGCCGTCGAAATCGGGCTGCATTACCGCACCACCATCAAGGATCTGCCGCCGGAGCTGGCCAACGAACGGCAGACCATTCAGGGCGCTGCCACCAATGTGGCAAAGATCCGCGTGCGCCTGCTCAATTCCAAAGGTGCCAAGGTCAACGAAGAGCAGATACCGTTCCGCACTTTCGGGCCGGACGTGCTCACCTTGCCGGTGGAGCAGTTCACCGGCGACAAGGAAGTGCAGAACCTGAAACGAGGCAACGACCCCGAAGCCGGGCAGGTGACCATCATTCAGGACGAGCCGCTGCCGCTGACGGTCCTGGCGATCATCAAGGAGATATCGATAAATGGTTAGGCCGGCATCGTACGAAGATATTCCCCGGCTGGTATGCCTGGGGAAAGAGTTTCTAGGCGCCACCATGCTGGCGCCGGTCATCGGCTATAACCCCGAATCGATCCGCCGCCTGCTTATGGCGTACCTGGAAGACGAGGAATGCGCGGTATTCGTACTGATGAAAGACGACCTGCTGGTTGGCGTCATTGGTGGCGCCATCGTGCCGGCCTACTGGAACGAGCAAGCGCGCATCTGCCAGCAGTTTTTTTACTACGTTGACCCGGCGCATCGCTCGTTCGGCGCGGTGGCCTTGTTCAACACCTTCGAAAAGTGGGGCATTGAGCGCCGCGCCGAGTGCATATTTTCCGGGGCAAAGCTGGGGGAACGGTTCGAAGGGATGCACCGCCTGCTGACCCGCAAGCAGTACGAACCGCTGGAAGTCGTGTACATGAAGGAGGTGAAATAATGCCCGCCGCGACTGCAATAATTGCACTTGTTTCAACTGCAGCCAGCACCGCCTATACAGCCTATGTCGCCAACGACAACGCCATCGACGCCAAGCACGCCGCCGGCCGGCAGGCCGACCGGGAAAACGCGGCGGCAACCGAAGAGGCTAACGCGATCCGCGAGAAGGCCCGCCGGCTGAAAGGGCAGCAGGTTGCCGAATTGGCAGCAGCCGGCGTCAAGCTCGACGGCAGCGGCGGCAGCGCCGACACGATACTGGAAGAAACCGACCGGTTGAGCGAACAGGACGCCATGGCCGCACTCAGGGAAGGGCGCGAGCGGGCCGCCATCGTCCGCGACCAGGGTAATCTCACCGCCGGCAATTACCGCAGCCGCGCCGTTGCGGAATCGCTTAACGGTGTGTCCAGCATGATCGGGCAGGTTAACAGCTACCGCAGTGCCACCGCCGGCACCCGGTTCGCCAACCAGATCGACCAGGACAGCGCATCACAGAGTTTCGCCCGACGCAATGCGCCGCGGTATTCCCTGCTGGGTAGCGGTACCGGCCAGCAACGGGGGCTGAACTGATGCACATGCCGGCCGAATTATGGGACTTTCTTAAACTGGCGTTCGGTATCTATCTGGCGTATTCGTTGAACCGTTTCAATAGCGGCCAGCGCGATCAGGCTAAGATCAATAAAGACCTATACGAAAAGCACAATGAGCTGAATCAAGAATTTCACGAATTACGGGGCGAGCACCGGAACCGCATCAACTCGGGGAAATGCCAATGAAGATAGCTGACGCATATTTTGACGGCGGGTTCGGGCGACGCATTGCCGCGCCCCAGGGCGTCGTCATGCCGGACAACAGCGGCGCCGAAGCCATCGGCAACGCCGGGCAGCGGCTGGCCGGGTCTATTCAGGGCGTTTCCGACCAGTTGCTGGAAGAACAAGGCCGGCTTGACATGTACCGGACGCAGCAGAATATTTCCGAACGGGACCGGCTGGCGCGTGAAGAGGAAGCGGAGTTTAAAAGGCTGGACCGCGAAAAGCAGAAGTCGGTAGCAATGACCGCCCTGGTGGATCACGAGAACACTCTTAACGAAGTGGTGGAAGAAATCCGCAAGGACCCGAAGATACCGACGGAGCAGTATCAAGATATATTCCGGCAGCAGGCAGAGAACGTCAAAGCCAGTTTCTTTAAACAGGTGCCGGAAGAATTCCAGTATGCGTTCGGCCCGACGTTTGACGAGCACGTGAACCGCGCCAACCAGACCTTGGGCGCTATCATCACGAAGGAAACCCAGGACACTATCAAGGCCAACCTGGTCAACATGATGGATGGCCTGGCGAAGTCGGGCAAGTCGGTGCGCGAGATGCGCGCTATTCTCGACGAGACGCCGGAAGAAACATGGCGGGCCGCCGGATACGGACCCGACGACCGGGCCAAGCAGATCGGGACGTTTTTGGAGCAGGCCACCGAAACCGAACTGCTGAATCGGATGAACAGCGCCGGCGAGAAGAAAGAGCCGGACCAGCTCAAAGCATTGATGACCGAACTGCACGCCACCAACGAAGACGGCAGTTACCAGAACTATCAGGACATGGACCCGAAGGCGCGGGAAACCTATTACCACACCGCTAAAAGCCGCCTGAACCAGCTGCAGGCGGAAGCGGAACGGGCGCGCAAGGAACGGGAACGGGAACGAAAAGACGCGGCGCGGGATGCATACGACCTGTACAAGGAAAGCAAGGAAGGGCTGACCCCGCTATCGGTCAAGGAAGAAGCGCAACTGTTGCGCCGGATGCAGGGCACGATCTATTACGACCGCGCCAGAAACGTGCAGAAGCGGACCAGCGATATCGGCTTTGTGCTGGAAAAGGTCAAACAGGACCCGCTTACTTTCGGCGCCGCCAGTATGGGAGTAAGCGTGCCGCCGCTCGACCCGCGCACGCCGCAGAACTGGGCGGCGCAGCTGCAGCAGCGCGGCCAGGTGGCCGGAAAAATCAAGGGGAAGTATGGCTTGTCATACCTGCCGATCCTGACCAACCAGGAAGCCGGCGGCCTAGTGGATCTGCTCAAGATGCAATCTCCCCAGGGTATCGTGCAAACCGTGCAAGGGCTGAGAAACACCGGCATGCGCGGCGATACCCTAAACCGCATTTCGGCGCAGTTTGCTGCGCGCGATCCTGGCCTGGGGGCCGTGGTGGGACTGGTGGCGGCCGGCAAGGATACCACCGCGCTGCACGTGGCCACCGGGCTGCAGTTGATCCAGGGTGACAAGAAGACGGTGCAGATTGATAAGCTGACAGCTGGCGGAATGCAGACCCGGTTCGATAAATACCTTGGGGATGCGCTGGGCCACATGCCGCAACTGCGTTCCACCATGTTCGACGCGGCAACCGCCGCTTATGTTTCCTTGCAGGCGCAAAGTGGCCGGGTGGGCGAATTCGACCGCAAACTGTTTGACCAGGCAACCCGCGAAGTGGTGGGGGATACGGTCAAGATCAACGGCCGCCACGTCGTTATTCCCGACGGCATGACTGAAGGGCGGTTCAAGGATTTCTTCAAGCGCATTGGCCCCGAGCAGGTCAAACAGTATGGCGGGG